GGTCAACCTCTGGGTCCGTTACGATTGCTGCTCCTGCTGTAGCAGGATCAACCACAATTACGCTACCTGCCACTAGCGGCACACTCTTGCAAAGTGGGACCGCAGTTACGGTTGCGCAAGGTGGAACTGGTTTGACAGCAGGAACGTCCGGCGGTATTCCATATTTTTCCAGCACGTCAGCAATAACTTCTAGCGCGGCGCTTACGGCGAACGGCGTGGTTTACGGTGGCGGCGCTGGCGCCGCACCTGTAGCGACGGCTGCTGGTACGACTGGGCAGTTCCTCGGCGCGAATACTGGCGGGGCTCCGACTTGGCAAACGCCTAGCGGTGGCGGATCGCCCGGAGGATCAACAACTCAGGTTCAATACAACAACGCTGGCGCTTTTGCAGGTTCTGCAAATATGACGTTCGACGGAACATCGCTTACGGTAAATTTGGTAAAAATTGGGCGTGGAGGAAGTTCAGTAGGAGGCAACACCGCAGTCGGAGAAGGCGCTCTTAACGCAAATACGACGGGATCAACAAATAGTGGTTTTGGGTATCAATCATTATTTGGAAACCTTGACGGTTATTCTAATAACGCATTTGGTTGGAGGGCTTTAACATCTAACACTAGCGGATACCAAAACTCAGCAATTGGCGATGGCGCTCTTTTTAGCCAAACAACTGGATTTAATAACATTGGTATTGGTTACCAAGCCAATTACTACAATGTGACAGGATCTGATAATATATCTATTGGTTATCGCGCGGGATTTGGGACGTCAACCAATTCAAAAAGCTATTGCGTTGCGATTGGTTCTAACGCTTTGCAGCAAAACTCCACAGGTTCAAACAACACCGCTGTTGGTTACCAGTCGCTTACTGCTAACACGTCTGGTCAATCAAATACTGCTGTTGGTTATCAGGCTCTTTATTCAAATACAACTGCATCTTACAGCGTAGCAATAGGATATCAAGCGCTGTTAAATTCTAACAGAACTGCTGATACGGACGCTCGAAACATAGCAATTGGTTATCAATCTGGCTCTACTCTTACAACCGGCCAAGCAAATACAATACTTGGGGCAAACGGTGCTGGAGTTTTAACAACCGGCGTAGCCAATATTTATATTGGCAGAGCAACAAATGCTAGTGCTGCCGGAGTAAACGAAGAAGTTGTTGTTGCATATGGAGCAACCGGCAAAGGTGCGCTAACTGCGTTTATTGGCGGGACGTCTGGTGCTTATAACGGGGCAAATTCCGCAGCTTGGTCGGTAACATCCGATCAACGACTAAAGAAAAACATTGTCGACAACGATGTCGGATTAGATGCAATTAAGTCGATTCGGGTTAGAAATTTTGAATATAGATTACCTGAAGAAATCGATCCAGAACTCAAAGAATCGGACGCAATTGTAAAGTCTGGGGTTCAACTTGGCATTATTGCTCAGGAGCTTCAGACCGTTCTGCCTGACTGCGTTAAACAACAATCTACCGGCGTCTTGAGCGTCGACTCTGACAATCTGACTTGGTACACCATCAACGCCATCAAGCAACTGTCGGCTGCGCTCGATGCTGCTAACGCGCGTATCGCTGCGCTTGAGGCCAAATAATGGATAAAGCATCACTGTCAATCAATCTGCTCAACGCCATCCTCCAGTATCTTGGCCAGCGCCCTTACGTTGAGGTTGTTGGTTTGATCAAAGCGATTGAGCAGGAAGCCCAATCCCAACCGGAGCCTGAGAATGGCTGAGAAGTGGATCGCCAAGGCGGTAAAACATCCGGGGGCTCTGCGTGAGTCCCTTCATGTACCGATGGGCAAGAACATCCCAGCCAAGGCTCTGAACAAGGCCGCCAAGGCACCCGGCAAACTCGGTCAACGGGCGCGTCTAGCAAAGACGTTGAAGGGTTTTGATTGAGATGGACAGCGTTGAAACCAAGTTAGCCGTACACGAGGCGATCTGCGCTGAGAGGTACAACCATATATCCACATCTCTTTCGTCTGGCGACAAGCGGATGACGAAGATTGAGTATCTGCTGTATGGGGTAATACTTGCGGTTCTGTTTGGCCCCGGCGTCGCGGCGGAGTTCGTCAAGAAACTGTTCGGGCTATGAACTGGGGTGACATCCTCAAGGCGGTCATCCCGATCATTGTTGCGTCATTGGCGTGGCTGCTTGGTCAGGTGTCTGAGTTCTCAACCCGGTTGACCAAGATTGAAGGGTCGATGCCGGCATTGATTACTAAAGAGGGTGTTCCAACGGATAGCCCAATCAGCGCCGAGAAACGCCACTCAATGAAGGAAGACATCTACCGAGACATCCATGATTTGCAGGTTCGAGTCAAGTTGATGGAAGAACGTCAAAAGGCCAAGTAATGGAAGTTTTTGAGATCATCCTCAAGGCGTCTCCGGCGATCCTTGCGCTCATCACGCTAATCGTTGTCTTGGCCAAGCTCGACCTTCGGGTTGCCGTTCTGGAAGAAAAGGTTAAGACGTTGTTTGATCTCTTCAACAAGAAACCACACAATGGCTGATTTCGCGCCTGCGTTTGAGAAAATGTTGCATGACGAAGGCGGTATGCAATTAACTAACATACCGGGCGACCGGGGGGGGATGACGTATGCAGGAATCGCAAGAAACGCAAATCCAGACTGGGCAGGGTGGCAGTTCATTGATCGCAAGGACTTTGGCGGCGCTACGCAACTGGTTCGTGAATTTTACAAAGTTAATTTCTGGGATCGCATCAGAGGTGACGATCTTACGAACCAAGCTATTGCCGAAACAATCTTCAACTTCGCAGTCAACACCGGAGTCGGTGTCGCCTCCAAGCTCTCCCAACTGATTGTCGGGGTTACTCCTGACGGGGCGATCGGAGCCAAGACGGTTGAGCGGCTAAATATCTGTACGGCGGAAAAGTTTCTGCCGGCATATGCCTTGGCCAAGATTCAGCGGTATGTAGACATCTGCATGAAGAACCGGGATCAATCCAAATTTCTTCTCGGCTGGGTGCGGCGCTCCCTTGAAGGACTCAAGTAATGGATCTGATCGGGATTGGGAGCATCATTGAGGGCGTGGGTAAGGTCGCGGGTGACCTCATTACGACGGACAAAGAGCGCCTTCAAATGGCGCTGGAAGACCGCAAGCTCGACCTTGAGCAGGCGCGGATTGACCAAGCAACTGACTTGGCTCAGGTTGAGGTCAATAAGATTGAGGCAAATTCATCTAGCCTATTTGTCAGCGGTTGGCGTCCTGCTGTGGGCTGGGTTGGGGTTCTGGGTCTGGCTTACCAGTTTCTTGGGTATCCGTTGATGCAATGGCTGTGGTCTTTTCTGCAGGGCGTCGATATAATTCCAAAGGGACTCCAGCCGCCGCCTGACCTGCAGACTGAACAATTGATGGTTTTGCTCTCTGGTCTCCTCGGCTTTGGCGGGATGCGCAGTTTCGAGAAGCACAAAGGGGTCGCAGCCAAATGACAGCAGCAGTCATGACGTATACGTCACTTGTTGACGATATATCGACCTACCTTGAGCGTAACGACACTGCTACGTTAGACAAGATCCCGCAGTTCATTATGTTTGCGGAGCAGGTGATTGCTTCGGAAATCAAGTTCCTTGGAAACCTGACGGTGGCCAACGGGACAATGACGGCGAGCAATCCGATCATTGATAAGCCGGCTCGGTGGAGAAAGACGGTATCGTTTAACGTCACCACCGGCGGCGAGCGGTTCCCGGTATTCCTTCGCAAGTACGAGTACGTTAGAGAGTATTGGCCGGACGACACGCAGACGGGCCTTCCGGGATTTTATTGCGACTACGACTACACTCATTGGTTAGTGGCTCCGACTCCAGCAACCAACTACTCGTTTCAGGTTCTGTATTACGAACGGAACCAGCCGCTGGATTCGGCCAACCAATCCAATTGGTTCACGCAGTACGCTCCGCAGGCTCTGCTTTATGGTTCTTTGCTGCAGGCGATGCCGTTCCTGAAGAACGATGAGCGGATTCCGGTGTGGCAGTCGATGTACGACAAGTCGATTGCGTTGCTCAAGCAAGAGGATCTGACTCGCGTTGGTGACCGTCAAACCGTGGTAAATGACTCATGAGCTATAACAGTCCGTTTTCGGGCGACGTCATCCAGCCGACGGACGTTGCTTACGCATCCTATGCTCTGAACTCCACGACGGGGACCATTCAACTTGAGTGGCCGCTGAACGGTAACGCTACGGATTACGTCGCCGCTCGCGTGATGCAGGTCAGCACGACCAGCACGGCCTATGAATTGTGGATGCCACCGGCCAATCAAGCCTCTGTAGGTCAGGATGCGCTGATCTATAACACGGGCACGGTCAAGCTCAATATTAAGAGCTACGGCGGTTTGACGTCAATTTGTACGGTTGACACAAGCAGTTCTGGGAACGGTTCGGCGCAGTATATTTTCATCACTGCTAACGCCAATACGTCGGGGACGTGGGGTGTTATAGCGTTCGGGTCATCGACCACTGCAGCGAGCGCTGTGTCGCTTGCCGGGGCCGGTCTGACGCCGATCTCGACTACGTTGAACGCTGCGTATCCGGCGGCCGCGGTATCAACCGGAATCACGTTCAGTTCTGCCGATCGCGCGGTTGCAAACTATTGGTCGGGTGGTACGGGTTCGGCGACTCTGCCTTCGGCGGCTTCGCTAGGTAACAACTGGTTCATGCTGTTCCGCAACAACGGGACGGGGACGTACACGATCAACTGTACGGGCGCTGATCAAATTGACGGGGCATCGAACAAGCAATTCAACCCGGACGAGTCGGCGATTATTGTCTGTTCCGGAAGTCGGTTCTTCACGGTCGGGTACGGGCAGTCGAGCAATTTCTTTTTCAACATCCTTGTCAAGACCGTTACGAACGGGGCGTACTCGCTGACGTCTTCGCAGTGCGCAAACATCATCCAAGAGTATGTTGGGAACCTGACCGGCAACGTAACTGTTACCTATCCTCCAATCGTCAACCTGTACGTCATTAGTAACCAGACGACGCCGAATGGTTACACGCTGACGGTAACGACTGGAATTTCTGGCGGGACGACTGCGACGATTCCGGCTAGTGCGCAAGCTACTTTGGTTTGCGATGGAACGAACTTCTTCAACGCCAACACAGTTCAGTCGGGCGGCACCTCTTTCAGTATTGTTGACGGGACGGTGAGCGGTCCTGCGATCTACTTTGGAAGCGAGCCGACGACGGGTATTTATCGTCCGGGATCGGGCGAATTCGGGGTCTCTGTGCTCGGCACAAAGCGTCTTGATGTGACGACTACCGGAATCGCCGTGACGGGCTCTGGGACCTTCTCTGGGGCTGTTTCGGGCACGACGGGCACCTTCACCTCTGGCGTCTCTGGCGGAACCTTCCCGTGACGGCTAAGGTCTTTGCCCTTGATACCAAGGCGGGGATCCAACGCGACGGGACCACGTTCGACAAGGACTTCTACAACGACGGTCGCTGGGTTCGTTTTCAGCGTGGCCGGCCAAGAAAGGTTGGGGGTTACTCAGTAATCTCGGCTCAGGTGACGGGGCCGTCCCGCGGGGTTTGGGTCAATCCCAACAACGGGTACAACCAAGTATTTTCTGGCTACAACAATGGCCTGCAAGAACTGACAATCAACAACGCCGGGGTTGGCGCTGGTGTCGTTGACATCACGCTGAACAACTTTACGGCGAGTGATCTGAACCTGTGGCAGTTTGACGGGTTCTATGACGTTGGCGGATCTGGGGTTGGATCTCTTCTGGCGCACCCCGGCCAGAACCTTGCGCAGATTGATGCAACAGTCAATACGCCGGTGCTGATTGGTGACATCAACGGCACGACGCTCTCCCAGATTGGGAGTTTTCAGAATACGGGCTCGTACCTGAACGGAACGACCGCGGTAACGATTCCGACGACTAATGCTTTGGTTGGCGCGGGTCAGTCGGTCACGGGGACAGGGATCCCTGCGAGCACTACGGTTGTTTCGACGGTGTTGGCTAACGGGACGCTAGGCTCGGTGGCGGTGACCGGTGTTGCTGGTCAGTGTTCCTGTACAAGTACATCCGGTTTGTTTGTTGGCCAGAGCGTGACCGTAAGCGGAACGAACTCAGGTTCTGCGACGGGTATTACGTCGGGCGTAACGTACTACATCATCGCAACGAATTATTCAACGACCTTCACGTTATCGGCTACCGCTGGCGGATCCGCGATTACAACGACCGCGGGGACGACGACGGGGCTGATATTTACGATCGGCAACTACCAGAAGGTGACGTTGTCTAATGCCGCCACGACGAGCGGGATCTCAACCCTGACGTTCAACAATAACGTCGCGGTCTCCGGCGGGGTGGTTACTCTCCATCCTTACGTTTTCGTCTACGGCAACAACGGTTTTATCAAGAACTGTGCCGCAGGGAATGCTCAGGATTGGGTCTCAGCGGACGCTAATGAGGTCAACGTATCGACCGGGAAGATCGTGCAAGGGTTGCCCGTCAGGGGCGGCTCAAACGCCCCCTCCGGGCTGTTCTGGAGCCTTGATAGTCTGATCAGGGTTTCGTACATCGGCGGCACGGGAACTCCGATTCAATACTGGCGTTACGACATTATCTCTAGCCAGTCTTCAATTATGTCGAGCCAGTCGGTGATTGAGTACGACGGCGTGTACTACTGGTGTGGGGTTGACCGGTTCCTGCTGTACAACGGTACGGTCAAAGAGATCCCGAACACGTTCAACCAGAACTACTTCTTTGACAACCTGAACTACAACCAGCGGCAGAAGGTTTGGGTCTCTAAGGTTCCACGGTACGGTGAGATCTGGTGGTTCTACCCTCGCGGTGATGCGACTGAGTGCACGGACGCCATCATCTACAACGTGCGTGAGGGCGTCTGGTACGACGCTGGCGAGGCGTTAGGGGCGAGAAGATCTGCCGGGTATTTCTCTCAGGTGTTTGCGCACCCGGTCTGGGCCGGATGGGATCCGTTTACTGTCGGTCTTGTTTCAACGACTTCGATCACAAACGCCGGCTCTGCGTACACCAACGGGACGTATTTGAATAAGGCTTTGACTGGCGGGACGGGATCTGGCGCAACAGCAAACATCACCGTTGCTGGCGGGATTGTAACGGCCTGCACGGTTGCAGTTACCGGGTCTGGTTACACGGCCGGTGACCTTTTGAGCGCGTCGATTCCCGGTGGCGCTGGGTTTGTCTTAACGGTCAATACTGTCGGGTCAACGGTACGAGTGTGGCAGCATGAGATCGGAACGGACGCAGTTGACGGAAGAAACGCGCTAGCGGTTGAGAGTTACTTTGAGACCAACGACTTGGGTTGGGTGTCTGGCGGACCTAGCCAACCGGCTCCGGTTGGAGAAAACCGTTGGATCAGGCTTGAGCGAGTTGAACCTGATTTCTTGCAGTCTGGCGAGATGACGGTTGTGGTGACAGGCAGACCGTTTGCGCAGGGTGGAGATGTAGAGTCGGCCGCGTATGTGTTTGGCCCGGACACCGGCAAGGTAGACATGAGGGAGCAGCGCAGAGAGTTGAGGTTGATCTTCCGATCTAACGTCTCTGGCGGTAACTATCAGTTGGGCAAAATTCTGCTCAATGCCACGATCGGTGACGTGAGGCCGTACTAATGGCCGCAGGACAGCCTTTAGTTTACGACCCACGGTATCATACGTTTGAGTCTTGGGCTGCGCTGATGTGTGAGCAGTACGCACCTCAGCAGTTAGAGATCCCGACGCCATTTACGGATTGGAAGACGTGGGGGAATGGGATCAAGGCGATTGACGTGTTCACCAACGAAGCCATTCCAAGCACAGACAACTACGACAATTGGTACGACTGGGCTGCTGCTTTGCTCGGCGCAATAAATCCGGCTACAGGTTGAAATGGATCAACAGATGCAACAGGCCGTGGCGGCCACTCAGAAGTTCATGAAGCAGTTTGGTCTTGATGCAGAGACTATGGCTTACATTGGCCAAGTTGCCCAAAAAGCGATCGGCAACTCTGACATCTATGCCGCGTTGAGAAAGTATTTGGTCAGTCATGGCATTGTGACAGAACAGGAAATGCCAGAGCAGCCTAATTACATGATTCTGACCGCCCTTGCGTCTATGGGCGCTATAGCAGGGGAAATGTAATGGCTTACGACGCAGACGGTAACTTCTACAACCCGTATCAACCGGGAACGTATGAGTACGACTATGAAGAGAGCCAGCGCTCTCAACCCGTTACTCAACTGACGCCGGAACAACAAGCTCAAGAAATAGCGGCATATCAGCAATACCAACAATTTTTAGCCAAAAATCCAGAGTATGTTGCGAATGCTCAGGCAATCGCTCAAAAGTATGTTCAAGAATCTGGCGGCTCAGACAAGTGGCTTGATAGCGTGCTGCCTGCAGCTATTTCAGTTGCTTCACTTGTTGTCCCCGGATTGGGTCAGACGATCGGCGCAGAAATTCTGTCAAGTATTGGTCTTACGGGAAGCGCCGCTTCCGCTGCCGCGTCTGCCGTTGGATTAACAG